TTATCCCAAATTGGAGAAACTGAAGATACTTGTGCTAAACCTTTAACAATTTTGTAAGCATCACCATCTAAAAGATATTTCACGCCATCACCCAACATAACTCCTGCATCTAATAATGCAGTTTCCAAATCAACAAAATCACCTGCTGTAACTCCTGTTGAAATTGCTGCTGCATCAGCAAAAATTGATGCTGGTGCATTTGTTACATCTGCTGTGTCTAACAAAGCATTTTCAAAAGTTGCTGCAATTGATGCTGCCATATTTCTTTGCAATGCTGCCTCTAATGATGCGTTTTGAACTAATGCCTCATTTGACACATTTACAACAGAAATAAGTTTCTTTGGGCTTAAAGTAATTGATGAAGCCGTTCCATTTGCTGCACCTGCTGATCCTCCTGCTTCTGGTACAAAGTAAGAATTTACTGCTGAAATTACAGGAAATTTCATGTTATCAACTCCAGAATAGAAGTTTGCTCCTGCTTGTGCAAGTACTAATTGCTTTTCTAATTGATCAGTGAAACTCATTGTAGAAGTTGCATTTACTGCACCTGTTCCAACTGCTGCTCTTGTTAAAATCATTGATGGAATTGCAATCCCTTTGAAATTTTGGCCTGTATATCTTGCCTCATTTCTTGCCTCTTGATCCATTTCCTTAACAATTCCACTAAGGTTTCCAGTGTACGCTTGGCGCATTGCCTCTTGGAAACTAAATGTTTCAACATCTTTGTTTTTCTTTGGCTCAACAATAACTCCTGTTACCTTTGCCGCATCTCTTAAAGATTTCTCCATTTTTTCTGATCTTTCAATTTTCACATCTAACTCATCAACTTCAGTTAAAAATCCATCAACTTGGTTGTTTTCATCTTGCGTTAAATCTCTTTCTTCAGTAGTTGCAACATCTTTGATGCTTTCTAATGATGAAATAATATCTGAACGCATTTCTTTTAATTCTTTAGAATTTTTCATTTTGCTTTCTTTTTTTTATTATTAACTATTTTCTTTTTTTCAACTCAATTTGTAAAGCCAATAATGAACGCTTTACTAAATCGTTTTCCTCTTGTTCCCTAACTTGTTTTTCTTTATATATTGATAAACTCCTTTGCGCAATAACCAAATCATTTGCATCTGGATAAGCCGGATAAGTAACAGGCGAAACATCAAATAACCTCGCAACCTTTGTTATTGTACGCACATCTTCACCATCAATTGTTTCCCAACTGTCATCAGAAACAGTAAATGCAAATGAACTTTGTGTAATATCACCCCTCTCCATTGAAACAGCCAAATCCTTTCCATAAGATGTTTCAGGGATTGTAAATTCGTACCTTAAACCCATTTCATCTGTGCTTAATTGCAATGTTCCGCTTGTTGTTCTTGCTAAAATTAGATTTCCATCATGGTTTATTAAAGCCCTAACATCATCACCCAAAACATCATCAAATGCTCCTGGTGCAATAATCTCTTTAAACCCACCCAAATTTTCGCTTAATCTATTATAAACAGATGCATGGCCAACAACTTTTAAGCCGTTTTCTACCTCATCCATTCTCGTTTCCATTTTAAACAATCTTTTTTCCATAACTATATCATTAAATTTTTTATCCCAACAATTATTCTTCATCACTTCCAATTTTATCAATGGTTGTCATGTTTAATTGCATGAAATGTTTATCACCGTTTTCAATCTTGTTTAAATTTTCTTTACTCCTAACCTCATTGATGTTCATTGCACCAATGTTTATCATTGTTCTGTAAAATTCTGATCTGTCTTTTATATTTCCTCTAAGTAATGCATTTACATTAAACTGAACAAAAACCTTTCCTAATTCGTTTGTTCTAAATAATTTTAAATTCATTTCCTGTTCAATTCTTGTAAGGTATGGCATTAATGTGTAAGTAACAAATTCCTGTGATTGCATTTCAATATTGTTGAAACTTGATTTACTCAAATCCTTTAACATGTGCGGCGGAATATTGAAGATTCTTGCAACCTCCTCAACACTGAATGTTCTACTTGCTAAAAATTGAGCTTGTTCTGCACTTATTGAAACAGGTTTAAAAGTTAAACCCTCCTCTAAAACAACAGTTGAATTTGATCCACTTAGTTGAGCATAAACATTATTGAATGAATTTTTTAATCTTCCAATTGCCGTTTCACTCAATGCCCTATCAGTTTGCAATACACCACTTAATTTTGCACCATTTTTAAAGAATGTATTTCCAAATTCCTCAACTGCCATTCCCCAACCAATTGAATTTTTACATTGCATGATTGGGCTTAAACCTCTAACTCCATCAGTTGTTATTCCTTTAAAATGCAAAATATCTGATGCATCTTTTGTTCCAAATTTTGTTTCATAAAATAATGCACCACTTTCAACCTGTACAACATCAACCTCATCAAAATTTAATGGGATTAATTGTGTTGGTGCTGTTCTTTGGTTTCTTTCAATATAGAAAAATGATTCACCTTTTGCAGTAAGGCCCATCATTAATAATTCTAAAAATGTAATTTTATTTTGGAAATTGTTTGGCTTGTATTTTAAAAGATTGTAAATTGGATTTGCAGTTGCAACAACTTTATTCCCATTTTTATCAATCTCATAAACATTAATTGGAAGTGATGAAACTGATTCGCTTAATAAACGAATTGCAGCCCAAACCGCTGTAAATGTTAATGCCTTATCCTCATTAACTGCAACCGCACTCCCCATTGCTGGTGCTGTGCCAAATGTTCTTTGCTCATGCCTTTCATCCTTTTTGGATGGTGCAATTATGTTTTTTATTGTATCTATTAAGCCCAAATGATGTAATAATTTGTGCAATTATACGCTTTTAAAAACTAACTTTTGTGCAACTTAGTTGCATTTTTTATTCTTTTATCTCTGCAATTTCTGAATGAATTGTAATCCGAATATTTGCGTTTGTTGAAATTGTTTTCATATTCATTTTCCACCATTTCATATGCATCTTTATATGTTTTTGTTTGTGCTGCACAATCCCAAAATCTTTCATCAAATCCCTCTGGTGTTAGTAATGCCAATATTTTACAATCCATTTTTTGTTTTTAAATTATTAATAAATCCCTCTGATCATATATACTTCCTAAATCTTCACCATCCATAAATTCACCCAATGCCATAACCATTGAAACAATCCCATCCACCTTTTCCTTACTCTTATTTTTTGCAATCTTAATATTTCCTGCCGGATCTTCCATTACTGCCACATTACTTAACATCCAATTCATTGCCGGATTATTATCATGCACAATTTCTTTTGATAAAATAAGTTTTTCCAATTCTTTGGTTGGCGCACTCATTGAAACAAAACCCTGTCCAAATGGTGTCATGTTCGCCCCATCATTCATTAATTCCGTAACTAACATTGATGCATTCCACCTATCATAAGCAATAGATTGTATTTTGTACTTGCGGCTTAACTCATTTATTTTTGCCCTTATAAAATTATAATCAGCAACATCACCCGGTGTTGCAATAACATTCCCCTGTTTTATCCATGTCATATAATCAACTCCATCACGATCACTTCTTTTCTTTGCATTATCCTCTGGGATAAACAAATGAGGAATAAAAATATATTTTTTATCTACTTCAAAAACTAAAACAAATGCACTAATATCTCTGGTTGATGCTAAATCCAAACCGCCCCAACATTTCATGCCCTCCAAACTTTTATAATCAAATTCTGTATTGCATTCCATCCATTCATTGTGGCCAATCCATTGCGTTTGTCAATCTGTCCAAATATTTAACAACAACCTTTTAAAAGTATTTTGATAACTTGGAATTGTCATTGCCTTTTTGCTTTCTTGTTCCATGTATTCCTTTCTTAAACTAATCCCATAATTTGGATTTGCTTTTTGCCATGTGCTTTCCAAAGAAATATCATCTTCCTCATCAGCTTCAAAAATTACAGGATAAAATGTTTCATCCTCAATTGCACCATCTTGCACTTTCTTAGCGTAGGAATAAACCTCGTAACAGATTGATTGCTTATCATAACCTGCTGTTGTAATTGCAATTGATAGTGGTTCACGCCTACTTCCTGTTGATGTTGTTAATGTATCCCATAAATCCCTGTTGGGTTGGGTGTGTAATTCATCAAAAATAATGCAGTTGGCATTGAATCCATGTTTTGTTTTACTATCAGATGAAATGGCTTGGAAAAAATTTCCCTTTGCTTCATGCGTTATGCTATTGCGAAACACTTTGGAACGGCTTGTTAATTCCTGAGAATTTAAAATCATTCCCTTTGCAATCTCAAAAACAATTCCTGCCTGATTCCTATCACCTGCCGCTGCATAAACTTCACTACCTCTTTCACTATCTGCAAATAACATATATAAACTGATTGCCGCACAAAGTGTTGTTTTTCCGTTTTTTCTCGGTACTTCAATAAAAACCGTTCTGTATCTTCTTAATTTTGTTTCCTTATGTTTCCAACCGAAAATATTACCAACAATTTCTTTTTGCCAATCCTCTAACAAAAATGGTTTTCCTGCCAACTCTCCTTTTGTGTGTGTGCAAAATTTTTCAATAAAGTTTACGGCCCTTAATGCTGATTCTTTGTCAAAATAAAACATTAATCAAAAAAGTTATTTATTTGCGTATTATTATTATTTACTGTTGGTGCTGAAATGGATGCCCTTGCCACCGGTGTTAAACCAAATTGTGTTGCCAATTTTAATGCCGAATTTAAAGCATCTTTGGCAATCTTTTGCTGTGGCTTTGCCTGTGAACGAACAACCATTCCATCAATGTTTTTAAACTCATCAACCCTGCCGTTATCCCTCAACCATTGTTCTGCCTCAATGTACAAACTAATTTCATTGCAATATGCCTCAACCAATCTTAAATCAACAGAATGCAACATCTGTAAATTGAATAATTGTTGCGTTACCTTTAGCCATTCCCCTTTTCCAATCTCACTTAATAAAGTTGGTGCATCTGGCAAACTTGGGCAAAGATCAACTTGCATTTCATTTTCAACTAACCGGGATTTCTCGGTTGTTCCCTGCATTTGTTTCAATGCTGTTGGTATTTTTTTACGCCCCTTTCCCATTAATTCTTTTTCAATGTTGGCTCTGTTCTTATTAATCCTGGCATTCCATCTGTTGGCTCTGAAACCATGAACTCACCACATCCACACAATGCCTCTTTAACAACAACCTTTCCATTCAAAACAATGATTGTTGCCTTTTCCAACATCCTTTCCTTTTTGCATTTTTTACATTTGTATTTTGTCATTCTTTTTCCTTTTGCTTTTT